GGAAAATTACGCCGATCTTGCCATTGGTCATGTGACGAATAAATTTGCCAAAGATGGCGAGTGGGTTGCGCTTGAAGTCATGGTGACTGATCAGCGCGGCATTGACGCTATCAATAACGGCACGGTGGAGCTTTCCGCCGGGTATATTGCAGACATGGCGGCGGTTGAGCATGACGAATATGATTTCGTCATGGGTAAGCCGACGTTCAATCATTTGGCTCTCGTTCCCGCTGGGCGCGCTGGGCATGAAGCGCGCATTGGTGACAGTGCGCAAAAACCTTGGGGCGCGGCCCCTCAACCTGTAACCGAAGAGGAAGTCGAAATGCCGACTGAAATGAAAACGGTAGTGGTTGGCGACAAGGCCGTGCAAGTTGCGGCTGCGGATGCTGAAATCATCACTGCCATGCAGAAAGACCACGCCAAGGCGCTGGAAGAAAAAGACGTTAAGATTGCTGAACTGAAAACCGAATGTGCCGACACGGCCAAGAAAGTTATCAGTGACGAAGACCTTGCAAAGAAAATCCAAGACGGTGTTAAGGAAATCGCAACCGTTGCCGAAAAAGCCCGTAAGCTTGTCAAGGATTACGACGCAACCGACAAAGATTCCATGACGATCCGACGCGAAGTCATCAAGTCTGTGTATGGCGATGAGGCAATCGAAGACCTGAAAACCGACGCGGAAATCAAGGCTGCATTTGCCGTTGCCCGCGTTGAGGAAAAAGCCGATCCCGTGCTGACCCGTGACGCTTCTCCCAAGATGAAAGAGAAGAAGGAAAAGGGCGCTTGGGATGGCATGTACAAAGCTAAGAAGGAAGATAAGTAATGGCCACTCTTACCGAAGCCAACCGCAATTTTGAGTTTCTGCAATCCGCTGCTAACCACTATCGCTCGTTTGAAACTCAAGTGTTTGATAGCGATGCTGATTGGGGCGATGCGGCAATCCCTGCCGGTCAAGTCTACGCCATTGTTGGTGGCGACGCCGTTGCATGGGATGGTGACGCAACTGACGGCTCTGAAGATGCTGCTGGCATTCTCTGCACCGGCATTGACGCTCTGGCAACCGCTACTGAAACCGTTTTGGTGCGTGACGCAGAAGTGAAACGTTACAAGCTGACCTATGACGGCACCGATGCTGAACTCGACGCCACGCTTCTCGCGCTTGGCATCATCGTTCGCGATTAATTAGAAAGGATTTGTAGCAATGGCTACTATGGATATCTTTAAGGCTGACGGTTTCAACATGTTCGAGCTTTCGAGCATGGTTGAAAAAATGGATTATAACCCGCAAATGCTGGGTTCCATGAACCTGTTTCAGCCGAAACCCGTCCGCACTAAAAATGTGTGGATTGACCGCAAGACCGACAGCCTGAACCTGATTGGCTTCTCGGAGCGTGGTTCCGCTCCGCAACAAAACGAGCGCGATACCCGCGACATGCTGGGCCTGACCATTCCTCGCCTAGCGATCCAAGATACTGTTTGGGCACACGAGGTTTCTGGACTGCGTGAGTTTGGTTCCGAAACCGAACTGATGACCGTGCAGCGTGAAGTCGCTTCCCGTCTCTCCAAGATGCGTCAGCAAGTCGAATACACCAAAGAGTATCTTCGTCTTGCAGCTATTCAGGGTCTTGCACTTGATCCGTCTGACGGTTCGACCTACTACAACTACTACACAGAGTTTGGCGAAGCGCAGGACACCGCAACCTCGTTTGAACTTGACCAAGATGGTACTGACGTTGCCGCAATCTGTCGCGATCTGATCCGCTCAATCCAGCGATCCGCCAAAGGTGCGTGGGTTATGGGTCAGTCTCGTGTTCACGCTCTGGTTGGCGACAGCTTCTTTGACGCTCTGATTTCGCATCCGAACGTAGAGAAGTTCTGGATCAACTGGCAAGCGGCTGCTGAACTTCGTGGTGTTGATCCGTTCTCGCAATTCGATTTCGGCGGTATCGTGTTCCACAACTACCGTGGTTCGGACGATAACTCGACCATTGCAATCGGCACGAACGACGCCAAATTCTTCGTTGTCGGCGGTGATGGCATCTTTGTTGAGGCCATGGCCCCGGCTGATGAGTGGATGGCATATGTCAACACCCCCGGCCAATCGGTTTATGCGTTCCAGCGACTTGACCGTGAGTTTGAAAGTCCGCGCTTTGTTGGTTATCACGTACACAGCTACCCGCTGATGTACTGCCAGCGTCCGGGAACTCTGCGCCGTGGTACGCTGACTTAATAGAACGCGCCGGAAACGGTGTTATCAACCCTCGCCTTAATTGGCGGGGGTTTTGTTATTCTAGGGCGGATAAAATGCGCCGTTCGTAGTCGGCATGGGCGGCGGCTTTTAACGGCGTTAGATCATCGTCATGATGGTTTCCTATCAAATGCTCCGTAATCGCCCTGACGTGCTGCCACCATTGAGCATTATCGTGGGTGACAAGTTCCAAATAAAACCCGCTAAAATCGTCCGTGTCATCACAGATGAAGTAAGTCCCGATCTGCGTTATGGCCTGAGAAAGAACTGGCGCGCCGTTCAATGGGTGGTCCTCCCACTCCAACGGCTTGACCTTCGGCGAAGTCTGACTGATGATTGCGTTAATAGCTGATTGAAGGCATTCACAACAATCACTTGGCTTACCGCTCAGTGTGTTTGAGCATCCTTTTTCGTACTCCATCAGTATTTCTTTAATTTCCATCACATCCACCCATAAACCAGCCAAACGCCCACATAGAAGATAACAACCACGCTGATAACGCCTATTGCGTCTTTGATAAAGTCGTTCATTTCACCGCTCCATTTTGCGCACCATAAGGCGTCATGTTTTCAGGATCGCGCCCGAATGCAATAGCAACACATGCATAAGCGTAACCTTGACTTAAACAATATTTCCAAGTCGCGCCTTCATTGCGTAGTTGCTTGCAATCTTCGATCTGGTCGCGTTCGTCTTGTGTGTGTTTCATCTTCTACAGCCTCCAACTATATCTCTCCACCAATACCACGCCCGCGCTTTGCCTGTCAACACCTTTTGCGGTATTCTATGTACAAACCGTAATCCGAGGATAGAACATGGCTACCATTTCCAGCGTTGACACCAAAGCAATCTCCGAAGTCTCCATTACCAAAACCACGCTCGGCGCTTCCGACACGTTTACATATGTTCCGGGCGTGACTAAATATCTGGTTATCGACAATAACTCAGGTGGCCCTCTTACGCCGAATATTGACGGAGATGGAGCTGGTAATGAGTATCTCAATGGGGTTGGTAGCGTTGATATCTCAAGCGGTTATGAGTTTGGGTCAATTGCTGATGGTGCGTCTGTTATTATCGACCTAGATCAAATCCGCTCGTATCTGCAAGGTACTATTGCCGTGACTGGCGGTGACGACTCAGAAGCTTACATTATCGAGGTTTGATAAATGGCTCTTGAAACTGTAAACGTATCCGTCAACACCTCAACTTGGGTTCAGGTTGGAGACAACGTTACTGCGCTTACCATGACCGAAACCCTTGTGGGTGATATTAAGGTGCATGTAGTGGCTAATGGCGGTACTGCCCCGTCTAGCACGGCTGCGGCGTATCAATGGTGGGATAAGGAATATACATACTCTGGTTCCGCCGCTGATATATACGTTCTGTCACCTAATGGCGCAACTGAGGTTGGGGTTGTGAGAGAGTAATGGCACTCGTAATTGAAGACGGAAGCGGTGTTGCTAGCGCTGACAGCTACGCCACGCGGGCTGAATATATCTCCTATGTGGCAGACTACTACGGCGGCACTGTTGCGGATGAGGATGCATCTGATGTGTCACTGCGAGCCGCTTACGCATGGATGAACGGTCAGTCATGGAAGGGCACGAAAACCAACGGTCGCGATCAGACAGGCGCATGGCCGCGCACTAGCGTTGAGGACTGCGAGGGGTATGCGATTGATACGGACGCGATCCCGGTTGAGGTGAAGCAAGCGCAGATGGAATTGGCGTGGGCCGAGCAACAGTCGCCGGGTACGCTTAGTCCGTCTGGCAGCGTGAGGGATGCACTTGTGTCGCGGGAGAAGGTGGACGTGATCGAGGTTGAATACGATACGGCCACCATGTCCGCTAGTGACGCTCTGGCCTATGCTCAGGTGCGCGTTGAGGCGGCTATGCGGTTGCTTGGGTGTTTCCTGACGGGTGGTGGGCGTATTGGGCGGGGGACTTATGTTGCGAGTGTTTAGGATAGCGGAATAGTATTCCCAGCTTGGCTCTCAAAAAATGCTCTCGTCCTGATTTCAGGAGTTCCGAAATTGTTTTCGCAACCGTGAATTCTGACAAGATAGTCAATCCATCCACGGTATAGATCGCCATTTTTGCATTTAATCAGCATATCAACCTCCATTGATTACAACACAACACCTACCATCCCCTCTTTCCCAAGTCAACA